AATAAAATTTTATAAACCCTATCAGGATAAAATCCATCTAAGTATTGAATAAAATAATTTGAATTACTATCACAACTTAGTTGTGTGTAACTTGTATCTTGATTATCTTCGAATGGAACAATAAACTCATCAGTAGTAACATCTTTAATTGCATATGAACCACTACCTTCAGGAATAAATGAACTACTTACAGTCTGAACCGATGTAGAAAAAGTTTTTTGAATATATCTTTTTCTAGCACCAACTCTAAATTTAACTCTCTCACCAACTTTATAACTTTCTCTCAACCCTTTCATATATAAAAAGTTATCAGCTAATCCACTCATTGTTAATTCAGTTAATGAACCTGTGTTTGAACCTGTACAAGGTAAATGGTCGTCCCAACGAACTTCTAATCTTGGTGAAAAAATTGTGTGTGTGTTTCTTGAGAAAAATTTTAGATGTCCGAAATGAGTTGAATTAGTTTCTTGACTACCACTAAAACGAATCAACATTCCATTGTTTGTAATCTGTCCTTTTAGCCACATATTTACCATATTGGTTACATCCATATTAACATCAGGTGATTCATTTGTAAAGTTTTGTGCTGAGGAACTTACATTTCCACTTAACACAGAACCACCAGGAGTTACCCAAGCAGTTGCACTCAACCCTTGTATGTTATCTCTGTTAATCCAACTACATCCAATTGTATTTTTTGGATTGTCATCAAATTTACCTGTACCTTCTTGCCAAGATTCAGATATTGGTAATGCTTGTAACTTATATTGTGTATCTGAAAACTCCATATTACCTTCAGCCTCATAAAGTCTTAGATAATATTTAGCAGAAGATGATATTGTACCATCAGCTACCGATTTAGACATTTCAGTAAATTCTGTTCCCCTAAAATTAACTAATGCCCGTGTTGGATAATTAAATGAATTGTTATAAAATTCTTTTTTAATTTCAAGTATTTGGTCTTTTCCAAAGTTTTGGTCTTTGAAAGACTCACCTGTTATTGTTGATGAACCACTTGAAATCCAAGTGTCTTGTGTTGGAAAAATAAAATGATGCATTATCTAACTCTCCCTTGTATGTTTTCGTTTGGATTTTTTAATTCAAATACTGCGGGTGTTGTTGGTTCAGGTGGTCTTATTATTCCATCAACTGTCGCAGCATCAAAATCATAAAAATAACCATAACCTGTTGTACCAGATTCTTCAAACCCACCATATGTTCCGTCACCATTATCAAGTTCAGAATTAAATGCGTATAGATAAGTTGGAGAACTTAACATTTCATCAGCTGTTCCATTAAATTGTCCATCAGCATCTTTATAGTAAAAATCATTTTGTTGTGTTATTGTTAAATGATTAAGTGAACGAACACCCTCTACTCCCATTAATTCAAATTCTAATTGACTCTTATAAATTGGTTGATTGAATTGCATTTTATCGGTATTAAAGTATTCTCTAATTTTTTCAATACACTTTATTTTTACCTGTTGTTTGTTTGCATATTTTTCAGCAACTATGTCAAAAAACACTCCAAAGTTCACTATATATCCATTGTCTATTGTGATACCATCAGTTAATATTTTAAAATTATCTAAATAAGTTTTTATATTATGTAAAAGTGATTGTGGAATACTTGTTCCTTGTTGAATTGGATTACCAACCAATTGTTTATTATCGTTATAAGCTAAAATATAAATGTTGATATAATTTGTTGAAAAAGTTGTTAAATCAGAATAAGTATTTAATGTATTAAAATTTTGTGATGCAGCATTATCTTGACTATGTTGATCTAATTCATAGTTAAATATATAATCATTAAGCCTTCCCACTAATTGTTCGTTTATCAAATAATTACCTCCTCCATCTTGAGGTGCATTAATTATTTGTAAATGTATATTATCTCTTATATTTCTAACGAAGGATAATGATCTATTTTCTGTTGAAGATAATGCATTAGAAAATTCTGTAGCTTGTAGATTTTCACCATCTGAATTATCAATTCTAGAAACATAAACTTTTGCGATGTTTCCAAATTTAGATGACATATGCATTAATCGTGCCTCATAATCTTCTTTTGTTACACATCTATTTTGTGTTGCAAAAAATGCTTTTGTCTTTTCTCTTATTTCATCAATTGTTTCTTCATCTTTACCACCACGAGCTGGTAATTTATTCGTTACAGTTATATCACTAATTGTAGCACCACTCCCATTTGCAACTGTTCCATCTTGGATTACTGTCAATTCACCAGATGGAACATTTGAATTAATACCACCACCTACACGATATTTAATAGTTAAAGTTGTATTGTTTGGTGTTTCACCAAGTGTTGAGTATTCATCCCCCAATAATGGATCTATTGATTCACTTAAATCATCATATTGACCAGGTAAAGTAATTCCTAATTGTTGTATATCAATATAACCATCATCAACTAAAGTACCATCTTTCAATATACCATTACCAAATACTAATGATGTGGTATTATCAGAATTTGTTTCACGAGTAAATCTTTTAGATGTTTTTATATATGATAATGAATATGGGACAGCTATTTCAGATGTTTCGCCACTAAGATTATTATGATATGGACTACTTCTATTAGAATCATTAGTATAATGTGTTTCAATTGGAACTTTATCTTGTGCTAAAAAATCAACTTCATACCAATTGTTCCCATTTGAGTCAATACAAGAAATAATATCGATTAAATTTGTATCAGATATTGTTAATTTTTTAAATTTTTCAGGAGCTCCTATTGTAAATGTTGTTGATTTTTCTTTTCCACTAACAGCTCTAACTACCCGTTCACAAACATAACTGTCAGCTAAACCTGTAGTACTGTCATAGCTATTTATAGTTTGAGTATCTGCTGAAGATGTTATTTTAAAATCTAAAACATCTAATGTTTCAAATATAATTTCATTTTCAGTTCCTTTAACTTGAATACTTGGATTAAATATACCACCAGTAGAATAATCTACTTTTGATGTATCATTAGCATCAGCGTCTAATATTTGTGTAAAAGTTAAATTAACATAAGAAGGAATAATTGGTTTTACTTTATAACCAAACATAGTTGCTAAATTAATTATATTTCTTCTTTCTTCAGCAAGTGGTAATAACATCTCACGGTATTGTTGGTCGACATAAAATGATAATACATCACCAACATATGCATTCATTTCTAATAACATCATACCAGGTGATGTTTCATTAAAATCTTTATATGTATTAGGAAAATATGATTTTGCATAATCCATTAAAGATTGTTTTAATGCTCCAAAATCTTTATTTAAATAATTTACATTTGATTCTTTAAAGTTTTCTTTACCATATGTTGGCATATTTTATCTCCAATTAATATCCATTACTTTATATGTAATTTTACTATTCATTTTGAAAGTTTAAAGTTACAGAATCTAAAGTATTGGGGTCTTGTATTATGTTAAACAAAATTTTAACCCTTATCTCATTACTTAAAATTGTTTTATCATTACTGTTTGTTAAAATTTCAATATCTCTAACTTCAACAAATGGTAACCAAAATGAAAATGTGTCAAGTATAGAATCTTGAATACCTATTATACTTTCTTCAGTTATTTGTTCAAAAAGCATCTGTCTTAAATTTAAACCCAAATTTGGTTGAAAAAGTCTTTCACCTTGAGTAGTGTTTAATAAATTTCTTATATTATTTTTTACAGATTCTATAGTTGTAGTGGTTGATGCGAACCAACCATCTTTTATATCATCACGCCTAATAGGTAAATCAATACCAACTTTAATATTAGTATCATTATCAACTATATAAGGTTTTCTTGATGTGTCTTTAACAGCCATTATAATAAATCCTCTATATCTTGACGAAATAATTTCACTTCTGTAAAGTCTCTCTGTCCATCTTCATCAGTAACATCGAATGATTCTTGTGTTTCTGGATCTTCTCCAATGTAAACATAACCATCAGAAATCAATCCACCACCTTGACCAATTCTTTGTTTTCTTTTAAAAGTATTTCTCCCATCCTTTGATAAATTTAAACCAGGTAAAGTAGCTCCATCTACTCTTACAATCTCTACATTAGTTTGTGTAGCTAACTCAACTTGATTCATAAGTAAATTTACTTGAGGACCTGCTCCTGGTATTAAGTTACCTATCTGAGTAATTGTTTTAAATAGAGGAGCTTTGTCTTTAAGAATAGTATCTCTTTTAATATCAATTGATTGGTCTGGTGTTTTAAAGTTTTCAACGATTACAGGTGCGTT